CCGGAGTTGATTGTCACAGGACCTGCGCTCATGGCGTTGTTACCGGATGAAATGGTGTAGTCGGCTGCGACTGTTGCGCTGTTTACCACGATACCGTTGCTTGCTACGAGAGCGGTTGACTGTAATTCGCCCGTGCTTGGCTTGTACAACAGTCGGGCATTAGAAGTAAATAAATCAGTGGCTTCACCCGAGGTTGCATTTAAAAATGCAGGAAATACGTTAGAGGCTGTAGTGGTGTCGTTAGTAATTGTTGCGCCACCACCGATTGACCCCCAAACCGTTCCGTTGTAGCCCTCAAACTTAACTGTTGTTGTGTTAAACCTAAACATAGCCGTTGCGGGTGTCGGGCGCTGACCCGTGGTTCCAGAAGAAACCACTACCGCCCCTGTGCTAGTAAAACTAGCCGTTCCAGAAGCTGTAAAGTTTGTAAATGCACCCGTGCTTGGAGTCGTAGCACCCACCGTGCCGTTGACGTTGATACTTGCTGTGCCTGTCAAGTTAGTGACTGTGCCAGAGCTTGGTGTGCCAAGTGGACCACCATCGTTTAACATCCGCGTCCACACGCCCGCGTGAGCAAAATACATCGCCCCATCTGCGTGAGAGTGGGCTACAGCACCGTGGTAAGTCGAGGCACTAGGAAACGCAGCTTGGTTGGCATAATAAAAAGGAATGACACTACTGACACCCGGCGCGGTAATCGCACCATCGTCAGCAACAGTGACAAGCGAGTTCTGGATTAGTTTGCCGGTAGCTAAATCAAAACGTGCAATGGCGTTATCCGTGGCAGAGGCAGGACCTACTACGTCACCTACTGTAAGAGAAGAAAAAGACAAAACACCCGTGCCATCTGTAATCAGCGCCTGACCTGCTGTACCGTCATCCCCAGGAAACGTAAGAGTGTAGTTAGCCGCAAGCGTACTAGGCGCTTGTAGGGCTACATACTGCCCTCCTGTCGTGTCCTGAAGACGCAAATCTCCTTGCGCCGTAATGTCTATTTGTGTGGCAACTACGGTTGTTGGAGTAGTCGCGCCGACTGTGCCGTTTAAAGCACCCGTGAACCCAGTGGCAGTCACGACGTTAGCAGCAATCGTCACGCCCGAATTGTTTTGAATCAGTTTGCCCGTTGTGCCGTCAAACGTGGGAACGGCCGTATTCGTGGCTGACGCAGGGCCGTCAACATCGCCCGAAGCCACAATCTCAAAATCAGTCCCATTCCACACGCAGGTGGCCGCCTGCCCAGATCTAACCGTAACACCCGTGGTCGCCGAACCCTTAACCACGGCGCTTGAGTCAGACTGGTTAACCACAATATAAGTCTTACTTTTTGAGGGCGCCACCACGTTTCGCGTTGTGCCTGGCGTTCCTGTCAAAATAAGGATTGCCATTCGCGCCTGATCCGCTGCGCCGTTTGTACTAGTTAAGGTAACATTACCTGCAGTTAAACTAATTGTGGCCGCACCAGCAACAGCACTATCCAGCAAGTCCGTAATTTGGTCATTAACCGCATCACCCCAGGTGTTAGCTTCCGTACCTGTAACAGGTTTCGCAAGTCCTAGTAAGGTTGTGTAGTTGATCGTCATTTAATTTTCCTCTTTATGCGGCTATTGTAGTCCAAACCACCGATTGACTATCATCAATTATTTGCCAAATAAGAACTGTACTATTAGTTAATCCCTGTGCTTGAACACCTGTTAACAACACGTTTACGCCACTTGTAACAGAGACTACCCCAACAGAACCTGTGCCCTGCAGTCCACTTACCGAAATGGTAGAACCAGCCGAAATACTGACGGTACCCAAAACACCTGTAGCTTGAATTCCACTAAGAAAAACATCTTGATTTGCAGCAACAAGCACCGTGCCTATTTCACCAGTTCCTGACACGCCGGTGAGAACAGCTCCTCCTTGAGTAAAAACAGTAACTGTCCCTATTTGGCCCGTTGCCAAAACAGAATTGTTTCCTTCCCCCCAAGCTGCTTCGCCCCAGCTTTTAGAACCAAATCCACCAAGCGCGATGCTTACATCAGCCACATTCTCTCCTGTCAGGCAATACGAATAATTGCATTCGTACTATCTGCTGTTGGAAAAATAATGGTAAAGGTTCCTACAACAGACGTCTTCGCACCGCCAAAATCCAATACACAAACCGTTGGATTGGAGTAAGTATGCGCAGGCGTGGTGTTATAAATTAACGCGCCATAAGCAGTGATTGTTGCGCTCGTAAAAGACAAATCCGCAAAATCAGTAAACGCCGTTGTGCCGCCAGAAGTTGGCGTGACGTTAGTCAGTGTGCCACCGCCTGCAGCATAGGTGCCTGAGTTTGCTACTTCGTTTGTCGCAGTGTACACAGTGGTGGCTGCAGTAAAGGAGGCACTATTGTCGTACATGGCAAGTTTAAAAATGTCGCCACCCGAAGTGCGAAAATCGTGTGCACCCTCTAGGATCTGCGTTTTAAAACTTGTGCACATGAAATTACCTGTAAATGCCATTTTATTCCCCTAAAAGATGTATTAAATCAGGATATCCAGCTTCACGCAATTTATATGCAATTGTTGTGCGGTCCTGAATTACGGCCTGTTGTAAGTAAAATAATCCAATTTGCTTTATTGCTTCTTTGAATGCAACAGCTTGATCACGTATTACAGGGTGGCTGTTACTTCCTACATGCACAATTTTATCTACCATGTGTTGAGCCAGCTCTTCAGGGGTATGCCCTCGTCCGCTGGTAGTAGCTACCTGAACTTTTTTTACTAAAACAGAAGCTGAATCTAAATTCATGATTATGGGCTCTCTGATTTAAGTGCGATACGCACCATTCCATCTCTGTACTCGTCACGACGACGACGGCCTTGTTGCTCAATACCCAAGCCTTGGACAGCTTGTTTATAACTGTTTTCAAAATACTGAAGCATTTCTAATGGACCTTTAGTGTAGCTGTACGCTTGAATTAAACAGGCATAAAAAAGCGCTTCGGGAGCGTTTGTGCTAGTCCAAGTCGTGGGCGTTGCAGGAGAGAGTTGTGCAGGACGGTAAATATAACCAAGTTCTACACTAAAATTTGCGCTTGGCGTAGGCGCAACATAAAAAGTATTTTGATTCCATACCGAATAATATTTTGGCGTGCCTGTAGTAGCGCCGTTTGGCCAATACTCTTTCATAAAAGAAGTATCACGAAAATCCAAAAAAATCTGATCGGTGCCTGACGTAATCATCATGTAGCGATGCGTCAAAATGTCTGAAGGCGCTGTCAAAAACTTATTTCCGCTAGTCAGTGCCCCTGATACCTCAAGCTTGAACACATCCAGATCAATATCACGCAAAATTCTATTTTCTGCAAAAGTAATAAAAGTGTCTATTACCGTAGATGAAAATACATTGGAATCTACCTCAGTGTAGTTGCGGATGTTGGTAACTAATTCGCTATAGTTCATGTGATCACCACTGTAACTTTACCCACTGCGCTGAATCCTACTACAGTAGTAGAAGGAGGATAGGGCTGCATATTTGTGCCGCCGTTTGCACTTCCTAAACTTTGAAATGCGGTAAAACCAGGAGCTCCTACAAAGACAGATAGCGGTTCAATACGATCTGGGCGCGGATCACGTAAAGCAATTGAGTCCCCGCGATACTTTAAAGGCTCAAGCTGCGGCTCTTTTGGCTCGTAATCCTCTGGGCAAACCATAAAACCACGCCAGTTCTTGCGCAAAACATTGTACGAGTAACGCTGACCACAGTAATCGCAAAGACCGTAAGAAAATTTTCCGGTTGCAAAGCTCATTTTAGAACCCTAAATCAGGAACAAAATGCACGCTTGCAGTGTCGCGGTCAGCCAAAGCTGCGCGTTGAAAGTCTTCTTCGTATATTTGTTTTAAAGAAACCATGCGTTCTGGCGCGTATTTCAAAGACAACATATACGCTACTCCACTTGCCAAACACGGCAGAAATCTAAAGTTTACATCCGCTGTATTAGTGTAAGCCCCTGCATCTTCAATGCGACGTATGCGGTAGTAAACAAAAGTATAGTTTTGATCCGCTTCAGGATACAAGTAAACCGTTGTGGGATCAGAACGCTGTACATAGTACTGAGAGGGACGTGCCTGCGTTGTCTTATCGGGCACATTTAGGTATTCTTCTCGACTAATTCGATCAATCGTAATATCAGTGCTAGGACCTTGACCGACTAAACGGATAACCGCAGATAATACGTTAACCGTATCCGTTGCTAGAATAAGCTCGCTATCGCCTTGAACTAAGGGAAAGGTTGCCTCTTCAATAGTCCAGAGGTTTAACCCTCGACTTGCCCAATCTAAAAACAACAAATTCATAGAACGACGAGCACTAGTTAACTGATAACCATTTGTCATCCGTATTCCACAGCGCTCAAAACTTTCTTCTATTAGATCGTCGATCTGTAGATTAAAGTTGGTTGTTCCTGAGGTGGCCATTATCTATTTACGCCGATTTTTTGTGCTTTTTAACCGCACCGCCATGCTTCATGGCAATTTTTTCGCCCATGGCCATGCGCTTGTGTTGATTAACAGCACCGCCGTTTTTCATCATTACAGGGCCTGTCGTCTGCGAAGTTTCACTCAACATCTTGTTCCGAGGACCCGTGCCCACCGCTCCGCCGCCTTTAGTTGCAGCACCCATTCCACGTCCGGCCATGATTATTTCCTTTAATAGTTGTTTACGTAATCTTTCTGAAGGGTTTGACTTTTGCGCTAATTTTTTTCGGTTGTGCCACAAACTGCTTTCCTGCTGC